GTCGCCAAAGGCTGGCGGGAGGGGGAAGTATCCGTGGGGGTCTGAGCTCCTCCAATCCGATGTCACCAGTCCCCGTCTGGGCGGTAGGCCATCCGGGTTATAATTCGTTTTGCCTCGTCTCCAGTTTTCGCGCCCTTGCGAGAATTACAAATCCAATGCGCAGCTTGCAGATTGTCCCAGTCCCCGGCAGCCCCCTCCGGTGTTTCGTAGCCGAACTGCTTGTACTTGGAAATCGGAAGTATCTCATCAATGACGAAGCTGAGAGGATGCTGAGCGTCTGATGGCTCATCATAATGAATCGGGCCGAGCCTCCCGCCACAGATCCCGCAGGGTGCCCCCATGGCCTTGAACCGGGCCCGGTGTTTTCGCCGACGGTTACCGTTGGCAGACCGTGGGTTATTCAAGTGCAATCCACCCCCACCGCGCAAAGGATCGCTTTCCCGCCGGCGCAGAATCCGGCACTTTCCAAACGAAGGAGAAAAAAGGGAATGAGCGAAGCTCCCCGGAAGCTCCGCCCACTCTTGGATGATATACTTTATACCACATTTTTCGGCTCTAAAACTGTACTGTTTTTGAGATCACTTTTTGAGGCCTGCATAGACCGCTGCAAGAACCTCGGTGTTCCACTTCCAAACAGTCTCGATCGAGTAGCCGCATTCCATGGCCGCGCCCTGCATGGTATGGGTGCGCTTGAAGTAAACGAGCCGGATCATCTTCTGCCTGGCGTCTGCGTTGTAGTACGCGCCTTGCATCTGCATCGCGAACTCCACCGCGCTGATGATATTGGCCTCGGTCTCGGTGAGCGTGGAGCGCAATGCGATGTCCTCGGTCACGCGGGTAGCTTCGTGTTGCACAGGCGAGCCGCCATAGACCGGCGTGATCTGCTGGTCGGTCATGCCTTGCTTCTTCTTGAGCCGTGGATAGTCTCTCAACGCTCGCCGGGCTTGTCGCCGCCAGTCCATTGCTATCACTCCTCAATCGGCTTTTTGCCGACGTGTTTTCGTCGCAGCCCTGTCTCCTCGTCGAACACGAGTGGCAGCCGCTTTCTCCGCTCGATCTCGCGAAGGTCGAACGCGCACGGATCTGACGGCCAGCCCCGAAGCGGGCAGAAGGGCTGATTCAGCCGGAAACTGCAATTCACGCATCGCTCAATCATTTCTTCTTCCCTCACATTATCAAGCACATGAAGACGATCAGCACGATCAGAAGCGGAGTCTCAATTGCTAGGAAAATGATTCGGAAAGTGTTCATTCCGTCGCCTCCTGTTTCAGCCATTCAAGCCATGATGCATCAGAAGCTGGATATTTCAAAGACCCGTAGTCCCACGCATTCCATCCGTCAGTCAGAACATCGTCAAGGAACTTTGCCAGTTCCTCATCCGTCATGGAGCGGATGCGGTCGGCGTTGGTAATGGGCTTCGGCCTATAATGACTCCCCTCAAAGCACCCACGGCAGTTAGCTTCAGTTTTCTCGAAAACGCAATGCGGACAATCTTCGGTCATTTCGCACTCTCCTTTATCCGGCGGGATGATGGTGGGAGCATCCTCTAACATCGCACGAAGCGTATCAAACGCCGCTATTAGGTGCATCTCCTGCCTGTCCATCTTTGGATTCTTTTTCAACGCTTCAAGTGTGGTTATCATCGCATCTTTAAGCCATTGCTCGTCTATCAGTCTCCCATGCGGAGGAACCGAGACGACCCGATTTGCGGAGATCTTGTATTTTCGTGGTACCGCGGAACCGTTTATTCCTTCGTACAGTACAATATCAGCGCCGCAAAACACCCCCGGCATCTCCAGCCCCTTGATGTAAATTCCGCTCATTCCGCACCATCCTCTCTGTCTGCCGGGATGATGGTCGGAGCGGACTTCGCGTGAATAGCAACAGGGTGGTTGTTTACAAGTCCATCGCACAGCGCATCAGCGTCAATCAGTCTGCCGTGGTCGGGGACGGGGATGACTTCGTACATGACGGGCATCTCGCCAACATAAGGCGTATAATAGTCTGTACCGTCTATCCGATAGCTTTGGCCTGTCTGCTGAACTGTTCCATCGTCACGAATAATGATTTCAACGAATCCCTCTGTCGGCATCTCCATTCCGCTGATGTAAATTCCACTCATTAGCTCACCCCCGGAATGCCTCTGCAAATATAAGTCACCGAACTGAACCAGCCCGTGTCGACCGTGAATGCCTTCCAGATCGCCGTGCCTTGGACGTGCGTGTCTTGCCAGTAACAGTCAGCCGGGACATCGTGGTCTCCGTCCATGGCGGCCTTGGCGGCCTCGTAGCACAGGCGCGGCGTCTTGTCAAAGCCGTAGGTGTAAGCCTCCAGATACTGCCCCGGAGCGGCCACAACATCCTTCACCGAGTCCGGGAAATAAGGCGACGCGACTCTGTTCAGCACCACAACACCGACCGCGACGCTATGTTCCCACTCACACCATTCTGGATCCGCTTCGTGGGCGATGACCTTTGCCAAGATATCCAGATCCTCTTGCTCACGCCACCATGCCTCAGACAGCGCCTGAAGCACCGGCGTGTCCTCACCATAGCCCGCAGATCTGAGCCGCTCTGCCGCCTCATGGAGCGCGTCCTGTCTTGCCGTAGTAACGCGCGGACCTTCGTAAGCGTTGGCCGGAGTGACCAAGATGATGCAGACAATGACCAGAATCAGCAGCATACAGATGACTATGCCGCGGATTACGTAACGATGATTCATGTCGGTCACATCCTTTCGATAGTGTCCAGCATCTCCAGAATGCCGCGGATCTTAACGACGATAGCACCGGCTGATGGAAAGTCGAAACCATCGCAGTTTTCTTCAACTGCCTTCCTGATCAGCTCTATCGCCTGAGAGCGGAGATCCGTCTGGAAGTCAGCTCTCGATACCGGCGCTTTGACCGGCTCCGGCTTTGCCGCCGGTCTTTCCCGCTTTTGTCCAGGCGCGGTCATGTTCCCCGGCAGCTTCTCGCCGCCATCGATCAGGATCTGCTTTATCTTGTCCTTGGAGCATTGGTTCAGCTCCGCGAGGATTCCGATTTGCTTGAGTCTGCTCTTTGCCGTGCGATAGTCCCGGCAGATCTCTTCAGGTGTCATTGTCATTACTTTTCCCTCCACTTGAAAAAGTCATCAGCTCGGTAGAGCTGAACATAATCGCTTCTGAGGTCATCGACCAAGTAGTACTGCTCAACATCCTTGTCCATCGCGCAGAGGACGAGCATATAGAAATCCTGTTCGTAGTCCTTGCACGTTTCGATGATCTCTTCGAGCGTCAGCTTCCCGCGCTTCTTTCGGATGTTCAGCACCCATTGTCCTTTGCAGTCATAGTCTGGCCAGACCTCAATGTTCTTCGTCGCCATCTTCGAGCCTCCTGTGGCTGTAATCTCGTTTCCCGTTCCGCGCTCCGCAGTACGGACAATATTCGTATGGGCAGAAGCCCTCGTCCCAAAAGTTGCCGATCATCCGCCCTCCACAGTCCGGGCATTCCCACATTCGGCATCCGTTGTCCACCCTCGGCAGCCAGCGCGATTCCGGCAGCGTGTCAAACATACAAAGCTGCTCTACCACAGCGACATCTGCACCGGCTCGTATTCTTTCTCCGTCCATCCTTTTGTCCTTTCCGGGTACGCATCCCACGGCAAGCACTCAAAGATCTCGCGCCCCGGATAATGCGTCAGCAGAGTCCGCTGTTTCTTGCCGGTGTAGATGATTGATCGCATCCGGCCCTCATACGGGATGTAATCCTCCAAGATACCGCATTGGTACAGATTCCGCATCGACTGCGTGGAGCAGTCATACAGCACCTTCTTCCCGATGTAGTGAGGCCGCATGATGTGACAGATCACCGCGCCGGTGCTTCGCACATATTCGCCGACCTCCGGCTCAGTCACGATTCCACCTCCGTCACGGTTATCACAGTGCGCGGCTCCCTCTTGTCGTAGTCCCCGGCTATATGCAGCCGGATGTGGTCAAAACTGTCATCCGCGATTACTCGCGCCTTCGTCAGCCCGTCCAGCAGAAACTTTCCCGCGTAGTTGTCGGGATCGTGCCGCCGCTTGTCGCCGAAGTAGTACATGATCTCCACGTCCGCCATCTGCATTGGCTCCTTCGGTCGCTCTTTGCTCGACAGGCACGTCGCCCAGACCGCGTGCGTCCACCGCGCCTTCTCGTTGCGATAGTCCCATGTGTTCTCGCGCCCGGCGAACTGATTCAGCGACGGCGGGCAGCCCTTCAGCACGATCCTCATTTCCGCTTCCGCCTCCTCTTTGACTTGCTGACGCTCTTGGCCTTGAAATCGTCCAGCAGATCTTCGCGGCTGTGCCGCTCGTACACCTTCCGCCTCCGCTCCATCTGCTCGTTGTGCCATGCGCGGAACACCTCGCACTCCGCATGGCAGCCGACGAAGCGCTCCTCGCAGACTCCACATGGGCAGATCATGGCGTGACCTCCGGAAGCATCGCCGCGCTGACGCCGGACAGCAGATCCCGCACGTCCGGCGGGATCAGCGCCGACTCGCGCTCGCGCTTCTGGATGGTCTTATACCCGCGCATGAAGTTGGACGCGACCACGCTCTGCACTTCGTCCTCCGGCATGAGCGCCCATTCGCGCAGCTGCTCGGCACGGCCCACGGCGGTCTGCACGGTCGGCGGCAGATTTGCGAACTCTTCCGCATAGCCGTATATGCCGTTATGAAGCGCCTTGCTGACCATCGACCACGCCTCCGTCTCAGACAGCCCCGTCGGCGTCGTCAGATCGTGCATCTTGTTTTTGATCTCCCCGATGCTCGGCGGGAACGGATTCGTCGAGCTGACGATGATCGCCTTGATTGCCGCCGCGACAACCGGCGCGGGATCTGCGGCAAACAACTCTGCCCAGAGATTGACGGCTTCTGTGCGCTGCTGATTGTCGCGCTTTGCGTAATACTGCGGATAGGCCGTCTCTAGGATCGCCATGATCCCAACGACATCAGCTTTCGTCATTCTGCATTTCCCTCCACATTTGCGCGAAAGACTTTGGTTGCTCTTTCGGCTGCGGTCTGTTCGCCTCTTTTGTTTGCCAATACCGCATAGACGCTTTCCAGTCTTTCATCTTCCGCCCATTGACCATCCAGCCATTCGTCTCGTAATAAGACATCCATGCTTCCAGACTGAATGAAAAACCTTTTTCGGCATGGTACTCGGCGGCTTCGGCGGGCGTTGGCGGCGCGAAGCGCTGCACACCCTTCCCCTTGGATTCTATTTCGGATTCTACTTGGATTGGATTGGATTCAGACTGACAACTCGCGGTCATTTGACCGTCATTTGACAGCGATTTGCTGTCAAATGACGGTTCTGGATATTTTCGATGCTTATTTCTGATGCGCTGATGTTTCTCCCAAGTAGGGAAGAACAGGTAAGGCATGCCGTTCACCGTGTACTTACACAGCAGTCCGACAGAGACCAGATGCGCGATAGCATCCTCGACCGCTTTCTTTGTGACGGTGTCCTTCGTCGGAAAAAGCTCGTTCCTCAGAAGGACAGTCCGTCCATCCATACATCCGTAATCGTCAGCCGAAACCATGAGGCGGTAAAACACCACTTCCTCAAACCAAGAAAGTGCGTCAATTTGAGGACTGCTCTTAATTGACTCTTTCAAGATCCTGTTCGGCATCGTGTCCTCCTCAGAACGGGAGCTGACCGTCAGGCAGATCGTCAGCCGGTGTCATCGCGGACGCCGCGTCTGCTTTCTCTCGCGGATCAACGCTCTCATTCTGGATCGCGTCCCGCTCCTCGGCAGCGGCCTCGCGTTCCTTCCACGTCTCGCTCTCCATGATTCTCGTCTGGATCCATTCCGGGAGATCCTTCATCTTCGCTTCGGGATCCGGCTCGTCAAGGTCGAAGATCGTGAATCCGTTTGACAGCGCCGGTGTCGGCATCCCCTTGGGGAGCTTCATGATGCCGCCGATCACGGCCCGCTTCGTCCCGTCCTGTCCGACCTTATGGATGACCGAGAGCATACAAGGCGCCCCAACGATGTTTCGGAGATCGAACTGCTTCAGCTCGTCCACGGTGAAATCGCGTCCGCGCCAGCTGATCAGATCCTTGCGGAGATTGCCCTTGCTGTTGAGCGAGGCCGTGTAAGTGTTCGACAGCCGCCTGGTCTCCCCGTTGTCAAGCTTCTCGCCGGGCAGTTCCCAGCTGATAAGCACCTTGCGGGACGTGTTGCCGAATTTCTCGCTGTACTGGTCGCCGAGATCGACGAGCATACAGCAGACCGCCGGATAGACATCTTCCGCCAACAGCGGGATATTCGTGGAATTACCTTCATTGACAATAAGGCTCATGATATTCTCCTTTACTTGATCGTCATGTTTTTGTGTTCTACGAGCGAAGCGCCCGGAATGACCGCGCCGTCCTTCAGCGCGGCCTTGATCGCGGCCTTGTCGGCCTCCGGCGGCTTCTGACGGATAAACGCCGTCGCCGGGTTCTCCCAGAAGACGGCCTCGTCGATCTCGACCGCGGTCGATTTGCCGTACTTGACCTGCACACGCGGGGAGCTGAAGCTGTTTCCGTCCAGCGCGAACTCAATATAGCCCTTGATGCGCTCCACGCGCCGCTCCACGGCCTGTCTGCGCTCGGCAAGGGCTTTCTCCTGTTCCCGGATGGCCTTGGACTCGGCGGCCAGATTGATGACCATACAGGCCGCGTTCTCGATCTTGACGTCGCGGTCGGCGGTCAGCTGAGCCAGCTCCTCATAAGCGCTCTCCGGAAGCTCACCGGTCTCCTCGTCCACCTCCGACAGGATGCGGGCGATCTCGTCATCGATCTCATAGATTGTCATGTCATACCTCCGCTGTTTGATAAGCTCTGTCCGCGCAATGCTCGCAGATCCATCCGAAGGAGAACCGGAACGCGGCCTCTCCCTCGTAGATCGGCTCCTCGCACTCGGAGCATTGTGCCGCGACCTTCGGCGGCTCAGGATAACCGTACCGCTCCGCCGCTCTGATGGCGGGATGATCATTCAGCTGTTCCATCGTCTTCCTCCGTGATCAGGGAATACCGGACGAAGCTCACGGCCTCGCCGAACTTGTTTCGCGCCGTCTCCCATTCCTTGCGGATCGGAAAGCCCGCCCGCGAGATCTCGCTGATGCGGCTCCGAAGCTCGGTCATGCCGAGGTCGTTGATCGCCTGATGGCCCGTGATGGAGCCGTAGTCGATCATGTACTGCAACACGCGCTGGGCGCTCGGCTTGAGGTCAGTAGGCATCATGTTCAGCCACCGTCCTTCCACCGGCATCCATCGCACGCGCCAAGATGCTGCCGCTTGTACTCACCGCATCTCAAACACAGCTCGTTCCGGCAGTCCTTCAGATTGCGCTTCAGCTCGTCGATGACCTCAATCATGTCGGTGTCGATGCGTCCCTGCGCGTAGCCGTCGTTAAAGGCTTTGACAAGCTCGTCAGCGATCTTCATCAGCCCACCCCCAACAGCCGGAAGATCCCGCCGACTACGGTGCAGACGAGCCAGATGCCGATTCCGAGCATCAGGAGAACGACCGCGTCCTCGATGGCCCTCACGACGAGCTGCCGAAAATATTGACTTTTCGCGGCTCTTCTGATAAATTGACTTAAAGACATATAGACCTCCTATCTTGTGTCTGTGCCGTCACGCGCTCCACCGCGTGGCGGCTCTTTTTTTGTCTCGATCACGGTGTGATACTCTTCCTTCACGACCTTCCGAAGGTCGGCCTCGGTGATGTACCCCTTCTCGATGCTGTCCACCGTGTAGGAGAACGCGTCCGCGAACTGTTTCAGCTCCTCGTCCCCGGCGCCGAACTTGTCCATCATGGTGTAGAGGAACAGGATCAGAGCGCCGTTGACGCCCTCCTCGCGTCCGCGCTCATGGGCGCGATCCACGTCGGCCTGTGTCCGTGGGATCCTCCGAGGATTGGTCTTCATCCGCTCCCCTCCATGAACGCGAGAAAGGGCTTGCGCGGGATCAGCGTCCTTGTCCCGATCTTCGTCACCGGGAAGCCCAGCTCATACGGATCTGCGGCGCGGATGCTCTGAGGATTGACGCCAAGCACCGGAGCGATCTCGGCGGGAGTCAGCATTGGCTTGTCGCATTCGCGGATTTCTTTAAGTGTCATACCTTCACCCCTCTCGACATCCAATCCGCGCTCGATCAGTTTTCGGATGATTCTGCTATACGGCATACCGGAAAACGGGCCAAATGCTTGAAGCCCCTTTATGGCCGCGCTCAGATCCTCCGTCAGCGTGATCGAGAATCTAGGTAAATCTGTCATTCCTATTCCTCCTGTCCCATCTCCACCGGATCGAGCCTCAGCACCTTGCACAGCGCCAGAAACTCGTCGGCTCTCAGCTCGCGCCGCCCTTTCAGGCTGGGAACGAGTCGACCGTAAGAGATGCCTGTCTTCGCGCTGACCGCCTTGAAGGTCATACCGGAGTTTTCAACGGCGGCAGCCATCTTTTGTTCTACTGTCATAATGTTCCTCCTTTCTTAGAATCTAATAAGCGCAGGCGAAAATTATTAGAATCTAATAATTCCACTTTGTATGATACTCCTCGCCGCGCCCGTTGTCAACATAATTTTCTATGTTTCTAATAATTTTTTATTGACTTTCTTTGTTTTTAAGAATAGTATACAGGCGGGAGGTGAACCACATGAGAGCTAACAAGGCCATAGCCGAAGCCCTGAAGCGGCGTCGGAATGAGCTGAACCTGACCCCGGAGGATGTTGTCAATGCTCTGGCAGACAAGGGAATCCATATTAAGCCCGTCACGCTTTACGGATATGAGAACGCAGTATCCACTCCCAACGCTCAGACCTTCCTCCGGCTGTGCGCGATCTACCAGATTGATGACATCATGGGATTCTTCGGCTATGACGATAAGTAAGATAACACGTTTCCTGTCCATATGAATGTACAGAACGGACAAACCTAACAAAATAATATCTGAAACGGAGAATCATAAGATGATTTGCCCAAGATGCAAACGAGAGGAGATGCCCGCAGACGCGCTGTTTTGCCCGTTCTGCGGCGCGTCCCTCGCGCCAAAGGAGAGAACACGCCACAAGCGCCCAAACGGCTCTGGGAGCGTTTATAAGCTTCCTAACGGCAAGTATGCCGCGGTGGTCACCATCGGATATAAAAAAGGCGCCGACGGCATTAAGCGCCGTCAGACGCGGACGAGGATATTCGATAAGCGGAAGGACGCGGTCGCCTCGCTGGCGAGGATGACAGCCGAGCCGACGCGGGAGATCCCGACGCTCAGACAGCTGTATGACCGATGGCTGCCATCGCATAAGGCGGGGAAGAATACCCTTGACTGTTATAAGGCCGCGTTCAAGCATTTCAAGGATATAGAGATCTACCGGCTCGACAACCTCGGCATCGACGATTATCAGGAATGCATTGACAGCTGCGGGCGATCTCGCCGGACTCAGGAGAACATGAAGACCGCGCTCGGCCTGATGTTCAAGTACGGCATCCCGCGCCATCTGATCCCGGACGATCTGAATGTCGCCCAGTTTCTCCACGTCGGTGGCGAGACGGCGGCCAAGCGCGACAGCTTCACCGACGTCCAGATAGAGCTGATCAGGAAAGCCGGGACCCCGGAGGCCGAGACGGTGTTGATGATGATCTATCTTGGATTTAGGCCATCGGAGTTTCTGTCGCTTTCAAGCGACAATTACGATCCTGAGAACAAAGCATTCACCGCGGGAGCGAAGACCGAGGCTGGGATGAACAGAACGGTCACAGTAAGCCCTAAGATCGCCCAGATCGTCGCCAAGCGCCTCAAGGAGGGAGGATACCTTGCCCACGATAAGAACGGCAAGAAATGGACGCTAAAGGCTTTCACGGAGAAGGTGTTCTATAAGGCGCTGGACGATGCCGGGATAGACAATCCGATCCTCACGGTCGCCGGCGACTTGCCTCGGCACAAATACACGCCGCATTCATGTCGCCATACATTCGCCACGCTCATGAAACGCGCCGCAGGGAGCGACAAGGACAAGCTGGCGCTGATCGGCCACACGAGCGACGAGCAGCTCCGGGATTACCAAGATGTTTCTTACGAGGATCTCCGGCGCATCACAGACGCCATCTGACCGCAGTTCGTGCCACAATCCAGTCTGCAACCGCTCTGTAACGCGAGAGTATTTTTGAAGATTTTTCGGGACTTTTCGCAAGCGCCCGGAGAAAAAGAAAAAGCCCGGAAGTACCTGATTTCTCAAGTATTTCCGGGCTTTCCCCCTGGTGGAGATAAGCGGGATCGAACCGCTGACCTCTTGAATGCCATTCAAGCGATTTTCTAGTGTTTTCAACGGCTCGCGGGTTTTCAGTCTGCAACCAGTCTGCAACCGCGATCACTTTTTTTCTAAATTGTCGACCCGCGTTTCCAACACGCTGGCTTGCTCCTCCAGCTTGTAAGTGCGCTCGACGAGGTTGTTGTGCTTCTCGACCTTGTTCTCCAGCTGTTCGAGACGATACGCAATGAGCGCCGTGCTTTTCCGGTTGCTGAGCCATGTCCCGATCAGGGCGAGGACTCCGGTTATAACTGCGGTGATGATTGCCTCAGTCACTCCTCATGCGCCCCCTTGGCAGTTGTGTTGTCTACCTCCGGCAGACCCGTCGCGATGCTCGTCAGGATGGACAGGATCGCGGCGAGCCCGGCGGTCGAAGCGACAACGCGCCAATCGACTTCGGAGATCAGCGCGGTCGTGCCGATGGTCGCGATCGCGGTCTGCGCCAGAGTCCGCACAGCGCGGATCAGCGCCGCGACAGCAAAGGCTTTCCAGTCTTTCATATGTCAGCGCCTCCTCAGTATGGCTTTTTCCTGAGTAATCATAGTTGTCCTCCTTTAGTCAGCCAGCAGACCGCTGGCTGTTTTTGTGTCGGCGTCCTCAAAGCGCCGGTTGTAATTGCGAATCATCTGCATGACCTCGGCTCTCGTCGCCGGGTCTTCGGGGCGAGCGTCCGCGATGGTGGGAGTCGGCGAGATGACGCCCTCTTTTTCGGCCCACAAGACCGTATCGTCGTACCAATGCGTCGCCGTCTCTTTCGGTCGCCAAAGGCCGCGTAGGTCCTCGCCAGCGTCCAGATCCACGGCGGCGATCCCGCACGCTGCGGCCATCGCTTTTGCCCGTGCGTCGCCTTGCCAGGCGTACTGCCGGACGTTCGCCACCGGTAAAAACTGATTGCTCCACGCGACGCATTGCCAGAACTTATCGCACGCGCCGCGCTCGCTGAGAAAGCTGACGACCTTCTCCGGCCCGTAGACCCCGGCCTCGTAGATCCCGCCCAGCGCCGCCTGCGCGGCCCGGATATAGCTCTCGCACAGGATCAGGTCCCCCGTCGGCGCGTTGTAGTCGCAGGCGAAATAGATCGTCGTCCCCGCCGGCAGCCCCAGGTCCTGCGCGTAGTTCCGGGCGTTCAGCCCGTCGATCTCCCCGGCAGCTGCCCCGCCGCGCATCCGCTCCGCGCTGGTCTCATAGCACAGCAGGATGGAGAGGCCCGCCGCCAGCAGCGCGTCAGCTTCGCTTCGCGTGATCGTCTTGCCCCACGACGCCGGCCCGAGATAGCGCCCGACGAAGCTCATGCCCATGGAGCGCAGCTGTTTGGCCTTGTCGGCGCTGAATCGGGCGACCGTGTCGACTCCCTGATAGCTCATGCCGCCGCCCCCTTAATATTCAACATAGGTGTATGTCGAACTGCTCGGCATCCCGCTTGTGCTGGTGTATGCCGACAGGCTCCCGCTAGGAACGTAGATCTTGCAGGTGTTTGGGACGTTTGCCCACGCGCTGCTGCCAACGCTCGGCGGCGTGGATCCGGCGAATCGGATCTCGCCCAGTCCCGCGCAGCTTGAAAAAGCGCTGCTGCCGATGCTCGTCACCGACGCGGGAATGGTGATATGCCCAAGCGCGTAACAGCCGGTGAAAGCGCTGCTGCCGATGCTCGTCAGCGTGGATGGCAGCGTGATTTCCTGCAATGAATAATCACCGGAAAAAGCATTCGATCCCAGCGTCGTTAGTCCGTTCGGCAGCGTGACGGAACGGAGAACACGGCAGCTGCCGACGGCGCTTTGCCCTATCTCCGTTATATTCGACGGAACGGTGACGCTGACGAGGTATGTGTTGGAAAGATACTGCATCGAGAGCGTCGTGATGCCCGTCGGTATCGTATAGCGTTCCAGGCTCACGCATTTATCGAACAGATAAGACCCAATGCTCGACGCAGCTTTCGGAATGGAAAGGCATTTCAGCGCAGTGTTTTCGGCAAAATGCGAGCCGATCGTGACGAGGCTTTTCGGGACGGACAGCATCCGCAGTTGAGCGCAGTTTTGGAAGGTGTTGCTGCCGCCCGACGTCACGCCGCTGGGGATACAGGCGCATTTCAGGCTGACGCAGTTGTAGAACTGATAATTGGAATAGAAAACCGTATCGGTCGGGATCGTGACGTATTCCAGATTTAACATCTGTTCCATCGAAGCGCCGTACAGAATGACGTTCGACCCAAGCTCGACCCTTCGGACGCAGTTGCTGTACTTGTAATTGTAGCTATTCGCATTATAGAGCGCGGAAAAGAGACAGGACGAGTAGCTGTCAGACAGGATCCGGTAGCTGCCGCCGCTCACGGCAATGGTGACCACATAATCACCCGCGCTGGCGTAAGTGTGCGTCCACGTCTTGTCGGAGAAGCTGCTGCCGCTGTTCGTCTGGGCCTCGGATGAGCCGTCGCCCCAGTCCACGGTGACAGTGCCTTTGATAGAGAGCTTCATCTTCGGCTCCAGCAGTCCGGTGACCATGTGGACGTAGACCCGCGTCTTGCCGTCGCTTGTCAGATACTGCTGCCCGATGTCGAGAAAGCCGCACCATGCGACCTGCTCCTTCGCGTCGGCGAGCGTCCAGTTCCAGCCCTGACTAATCATTCCGTCATGCGTGGGATTGTCCGGCAGCGCGTCCAGATTGGCGAAATCCGCTGCGGAGTATGTGGCGACCAGCGTGCCGTCATAGGGATCGAAGAACCGGACGTCGGCTTCGGGATCCATCGACGTACCGCCGGAGAGAGGAATGATTGTTACCGCCATGTTCTGCCCTCCTCACGCCCAGTATGGATCAGCCAGAAACAGGATGATGTCCGTTTCGCCGTTGATCACACCGTCCACAGTGACCGTCCTGTCGCCCGTCGTGACCGTCCAGTCGCCCATCTGGGCCGCCGGATTGGTCAGCCGCATCGAAACGCACCAATAATCTGCCGTGATCAGCGTCGCGCCGCTCGTGACGAGCTGCGTGTGCGTGACCGGCAGCGAGCTGACGTTGGAGATGTAGACGCCGGTGCAGGCCTTCCGTGCATTTGCGCGGTTCTCGCTGTATTTTTGCCGCACGAGGCCGCGCGTCGGAAGCGTGTTGCTTGGGTACATATCAGGCGAGCCGAAATCAGCGTCGGTGACCTCGTAATATGTCGGGCTGCCGTTGTCGTCGACTGCCGGGACGAAAGCATCCGCAGCGGGAATCTGACCGCCCGTGCTGGCGTCCTGAGCCGCCTGGACGCAGTCGACCGCGCTGTCGATCTGTTGCCCGGTGTGGGAGCCGTAATAATATGAATCAGGCATTTGATGACCTCCTAGTAGTAAACGATCGCGCAGCCCGCGCCGCCGTCGCCGCCGTCCGAGCCTTTTCCCGCGTTTCCGCCGGTCTGTACGGCGACTGTCGGCTCGCCGAAAGAATCCTCGCTGAAATGGTTTGAGATCCTGCCGCCGCCGCAGTTGCCTCCGGAGCCGCCGCCGTTCCCTCCACCGCCGCCGCAGCCGTAGATCGGCGTGGTCGGTTTCACGGCGTCCGCGCCGTCGCCTCCGAACGCGGCCCGGACCGAGTAGTTTGTCCCGTTGTAGAACTCCGGGCTGTTTGTGAACGTGCCCTCCGGGTTCGCACGATAATGCGTGTTCTTGCCGTTCGCGCCCCACGCAGCTCCGCCGCCTCCGCCGCCGGACGCGACGTTGTAGCTGTTCTGATCTTCCGGGCCGCCCGTCCACCATTTGGCCGAGATACCGTTCCCGCCGGAGCCGCCTGTCCATTGACCGACGTCCTGACCGGGAAGACCGGCGGCGTACTGCCAGCCGTTGAGCGACTGGACGTTCGTCTGACCGCCCGCACCTCCCTTGTGGCCGACCTCGCCGGGAAGACCGTAGACCGCGTTCCGGAACAGGTCCAAATAGCCTGTCGGTGAGATCGCACCGTTCGCGCTGTTGAAGGTGTCGCCGCTGTAAACGACCTTCGTGTCGCCGCCCAGAGCGCCGACCGCGCCCGGCGGGCCGTATTCGTAGCCGGGAATGCTATGATTCAGGTCATATCGTGAATATCCTGCCGCGCCCTTCGTGCCGCCGAATCCACCGGAGCCGATCGTGAAGGTCAGCGTGTCGCCCGGCGTGACGTCAAGGTTGAAGGACAGGATCTTCCCGCCGGTTCCTGGTTCTCCCGCGTCGCCTCCCTCAAAAACGGCCTGCGTTTCATAAGCTCGTGCCAGAACTGGCATCTCAAAAAACGCCTTCGGCGCGGTCGGATCATCCATAAAGTAATAACCAGCGCCTACGTGTCCGTAGCTGCCGCCTTGGCCGCCCTGCCCGCCGCCGATCAGCACGACGCGGATCTGCGTCACGCCAGCCGGGACGGTCCAAGTCTGGCTCTGAGTGATCAGATCTGAATGGCTGAAATTATTTCCAACCCATTGCGCGTTGAAGCCCTCCGTCAGCTCCATGGACGCGCCGATGACGCTCGTGGCCAGGATGTCCATCTTCTCGACGTGGGCCTCGCAGACGTCCCGGAACGGGTTTCGGATCCGCACCATGTCGCCGGGCTTCTCGTCGGTCATTATGATCTTCGATTTGAAGGTCGATTCGACGGCGTAGTAGGAGAGGACGCGCCTGGCCGCGTTCTGGCTGTTGGCCTCGTTGATGAGGCAGTTGTCGTTTACGGATTTGGAACGGATCGCGTCGCCTTCCTCCGCGCTGGAGGCCGTGACGATGAGCCTGGTGTGCGTGTAGCGCTTGCCGGTCAGCACCCCGACGCCGCTCACGACGGCATAATTGACGTGTTCCTCGTCCTTCGTGAGAGATCCGGAGACGGTCAGATCGTGCATCGGATCCGAGAAGACCACCAGCTGATGGTCAGCCGTGGCCTGGCCCGTGTTGTCGAACAGCACGACCTCCTCGTCGGTCTGAAGCGGGAGGAAGCTGTGTTCCGTCACATAAGCCTCGTTGGCCTTGATGTTCGCCGAGACGGAGCCGCCGAGCGCGACATGATCGTCTTGGACAACTTTATCGACGCCGGTGGGCGGGAACTGAAATATAAAGTCTTTCATACTCGCCTCCTAGCTGTCATATCGTTTGACCGTGACGCCCAGCGCGAAGCACAGCCTGTGCAGGTTATCCCTCGCGTATCCATAAGGCAGCCAGCCGAAGACGGCCAGCTCGCCGACGCCGGGCGCGATCTCATAGTCGAACGAGTCGCCGATGATGTCCGCAATGACGTCCGCGAAGGATTCTCCCGTGTAGATCCCGCCGGCGTGGATCTTCTCGCCGAGCAGCCCGATGCCGCTCATGCAGGTCACTTTCCAGGTCCATGTCGACGTCCGCTCGACCGTCTTGACGTAGCCATGCGCCACGAGCTGATCGTCGCAGTACCACCAGACCGGCGTCCCATACGGGAGATCCCGGAGATAGTTCCGCAGGACCTCGCTGCTTCCGTCGCCCAGCGCGTAGACATCGCCGCCCGCGCCGACATAACCGGCGTGATACGAGCCGTTGGGATCGATCGGCGCGTAGACGATGACGTTGTGATACTCGAAATAGACCGAGAAGGAAAACTCGTCGATCGGGATCTCGTTGCTGATCGGATCGCAGTTGAAGGTCCCCTTGAGCGAGTTGAGGATCAGGCTGTCGTTGTCATAGTGATAAAGCGGATCGCTCTCGCTGCCGATGAAGATCTCGTTCGGAAGAGCAAAAGTCACCTGGGATCACTCTCCTCGAATGTCGCCGACATCCCGCCCCAATACTCGAATCCGTTGGTGCGCTTTACGAGGTAGCCGGCAGGGACGTCGCTGACGTAGTAAGTGGCCGTTGCCGTTGTGTTCGTCTGCGGGTCCGTAAACTGCACGTTCACGCTTTTCGGGCTCAGCAGCGTCAGCAGCGTGGCCTGTTCCGCAGCCGTCATCGGGCGAAAGTTGAAGGTCCAGTCATATTGAGACGCGATCCGGTCGAGGCGCTTCTTGCCGCTTTGCATCCTCATGTTGTTTCCGCCCTCGACGTTGACGCGCTTGTAGGAGACGCCGCCGACCATGGCGTAAGGCATGATGTCCGTGCCGTTCACCTTGAATATCATGTGATCGCCCTCCTTAGGTCACCTGGGCAGCGCCGACGCGCCGCATCTCCGCCTGGGTGTACGGGCGCAGCTGCCTGGACAGCGACTCACCGTCCAGCTCGATGTTGACGCCAGCCTCGTTGATGGCTGCCACGATCATGTTGCCGACCGCCAGGACCGTGCTGATGATGTCCGCGCTCTCCGTCTGGCCGCCCATGGCCGCCATGGCCTCGTTCGGTCCGGCGAAGCGATAGGAGCCGGCAGCCGTGATGTCGGTGCTCAGCTGGTCAGCTTTCCACGCGTTGATGGCGGCGTCGCTCATGTCGCCGACGGCCTTCTCCACCGCGCCGAGGTTGTCCTCCATGCCAAGGGCGAGGCCCTGGGCCATGTTCATGCCGTAGCCGGCGAAGACCTTGGACGGCGAGGCGATGCCCAGCAGCTGCTTGAAGAAATCGAGGACGCTGGAGATCCAGCCCTCGATCTTGCCCTTGATCCATTCAAAGCCGTTGCTGATGCCCTGCCAGATGCCCTCGACGATCTGCGTGCCGATGTCCCAGATCGAGCTCACCAGCGAGACGACGCCGTCCCAGACGGTGCTCACTATCTGGCCAGCGGCCTCGAAAATCTGGCCCAGATTGGAGATGATGCCGGAGGCAAGCGTGACAATGATCTCCACCGCTGCTTCGAGCAGCTTCGGGACATTCTGGACAATGGCCGTGACAAGGTTCGCAATGATCTCCGGCGCCTTCGCGATCAGCTCCGGGAGCGCGGCGATCAGCCCGTTGGCCAAAGCGATGATGATGGCGATTGAGGCGTCGACCAGAGCGCCGAGCGTGCCAGGATCCGTCAGCGTATCGACGATCTGAAGGACCACGTCCACGATCGTGGGGATCATCTCAGGCAGCGATTCTGCAATTCCGGAGGCCAATGTTACGATTACTTCCAATCCTACTGACAGGAGCTGTGGAAGCTGTTCGAGAAGGCCGGACCCGATGGTCATGAGCGCCTCCGCTCCACAGGACAGGAGCGTCGGGAGGTTGGAGGTGATCGCCGAGGCCAGGCTCACGAGGATCTGGCTGCCGATCTCCATAAATGCCGGCAGGGTCTCGCTGATCTTGCCGACGACGCCCTGGATGCCCGCGGTGATCTGGCCGAGGCCCTTCTCGGAATCGCCGGCGAAGATGTTCGCAAGGCCGTCCATGACGCCGGTCAGGCCCGGCATAAATTCCGAAAGCAAGCTGTTTTTCAGCCCGCCGAAGGCCGTCTGCATATCTTGCAGGCTGTCCTGGAAGGCCGCCGCGTTCGCGACCGCCTCGTCGGACAGGACGCCGCCCAGCTCGTGGACCCGGTCCTTCATGGCCTGCGTGTCTTCTGCCGACGTGTTCAACAGAGCGCCGAGCTCCGTCGCGCCTCTGCCGAGCAGCTGCCCGGCGAGGTAGGTGCGTTCGGTCTCGTTTTCGACACCCTGTAGCGCGGTGATGGTCGCGGAGAAGAGATCCTCGTTGCTCATGCCCTGGACCTCTTCCATTGTCAGCCCGATGCGCTCAAACGCGCCATTGCCGTTCTCGACGGCGTTGGCCAGCGTCTTCATCGAGCTCTGCATCGACTCGATGCTCGTGCCGCTGTGCCGCATGACCGCGTCCCATTCCTGATAAGCCTGCGCGGACAGACCCATCTTCTGGCTCATCTTGTCAATGTTGTCGCCGTAGGCAGCGACGTCTGCCGCGCCCTTCACGAGCGCCCCGCCCGCCGCGATCGTCGCGCCGGCGAGCGCCCCGATGGATGCGAGACCGACCTTTGCCACGCCGCCGAAGGCGTCGACGAATTTAGATCCGGAGCTCTGGCCGGCAGCTTCGGCCTCCGAGCTCATGAGATTCGTCAGGCTGTTCTGGATTCCCTCCGCCGAGGGGATGATCTGTACATACGCTTTTGCAAGCTCAGGCATTGACGTCGCCTCCTGTGCCTGTAATCGCGGCCCATGCCGCTGCGAAATCCTCCGCGGAATCGTACCCGGTCTCCGGCTCTTCCGTGCCCGTCAGCATCTGGAAGATTGATGGAGGATGGTTTTGCTTGTTTTGACCGTCTTCGGAGAACATCCATGAAATGTGGCCGATGCGGTCCGCGATAATGGCGAGAAGCAGTGTTTTGTTATCCGTGCACTTTTCGCCTGTGAGTTTCTTGGATACTCTTGAGGTGGCGGGCAGCCCCTGCGCGAGCGTGGCAACCGTGACAATCGGCAGCTGACGCCAGTCGTAAACGCCGTATGTCTCGGCCATGTCGCAGACAAGCGCATCCGGGCAGGCGTTGACGATCCGCGCAAGGGCTAGGATTTTTTTCCCTCTTTGACCGCCGCGAGAATGTCGGCGATCTCCTCCGCGACCTTGTCGATCGGCACGCGGCCGTTTTCGTCGCGGAGGTGTTCGTAGAGCGCCTTTTTCTGGGCGCCGAGGACCTTCCGGCAGACGGGGACGACCGCAGTGGCGTCTCCGTCGTCGAGATCGCAGAGAGCTTCAAACAGCTCCATGTCGTTCGCTATGTCTTCCGCGACCTCAAAAGAAAAGCCGCTGCGTGTCGTTCCCGTTACCATGTTGATCCTCCTCAGGTGCTGGACGCCTTGAGAATGTACTCGTAATGAGTATTGCCGGAGCTGTCGGGCAGGCAGCTCAGCGTGATGCCGTAGCCGATGGCCGTATCGTCCTTGTATACGATGTCAGCCATGTCGCTGATGATGCCGCACGGGATCACGATGCGCTTCGCGGTGTCGCCGTTGAGCACCATGTTGATGACCCAGACGGCCTCGTCCTGCGCGTCGCCGTTGACCTTCACGGTCATTCCGGTGGCCAGCGTGCCGGAGACGTTGCCCGGCCCGAAGACGGCGCTGATGACGTTCTCGGAAAGCGACTCAATCAGCGTGAAGGCGATGGTGTCCGTCTTGTCGGTCTGGCTCACCATGACGGTGTCGCCGCCCCAGGCCTTAATGTTGCTGACGGAGATCTTGTTGCTGTTGGTGACGCCGTCGGAGCTGACGTAGCCCATCGGCTTGAAATCGGCGCCCAGCGTGGTGCTCGCGTCGGTAGGCGGGGTGGTCCCCAGAACGGCCCGGAAGATGGCGCCGTCGATCTTGGGCTTGCCGGCGGAGACGTTCTGGGCGTTGTTGGTGTTGCTCATGTGTTTTTCCTCCTAAACGCAATAGTAGACGATGTCGAATACCGCCTGATAGCGGTACTGTTTTTTCGTCGCGTCGGTGTAGTTGTAGTCGCTGTTGAGCCGGCAGGACGCGACCTCAGGCCGCGCCGGGAGGCTGTCCATGGCCGCGATCACGCTCTCATTGAGGCTGACCGCGTTGTACATGGAGGATCCATAGCTTTGGATCGCGACGGTCGCGTGCCGGAGCTTGTCCTCCTCGCCGCCTCCGGTCTTCTGGACGATCACAAAGGGAGGCGTACCGCCGCCCTCCGGGATCTCCATATATGCCGTGATGTTCGCGCCTGCCAGATGGGAAAGAATGACGTTCTCGATCATGACAGATTCCTCAGTAGGGTGTTGTTCTCCAGGTTGTCCTTCAACGCGTCCGGATCCTCGGTAAAGACAGACGCCACGGCGCGACCCGGCGTGAGGTAGATATCACTCTCGTAGCCGGCGCCGCAGCGTCCTGTGATTTCCGCGGCCTTTTCGCCGAGGACGGCCTGCATTTCGGCAGACAGCAGCAGCTCGCGGATCCCGGCGCTGTTGAGCTCGATCCGGACCTTACTCAATCCGATGACACCTAACCTTCATATGCCAAGGAGTCGGAACCAAAGTCTCGACTCCGGTGATCGGAAAGCCGAAGGTCTCGCACTTAACGCTTCTGCCGTATGCGTCCGTCCATTCGACCTTTGTGTTCTCCCAAGTGTCAGAATTGCCTTTTGGGATTCCAAGCATATAGTCGATGCGCTTGCCGAAGAGATCCGTGCTGGTGGTGATATCGTCCGTGGACGGTTCGCCGACCAGCACATTATCGACCGTCTTGGTGGTCTCGGTGTAGACCGGAGCTCCGAAGGCGTCCGTGCTGGTCTTGGTCTTAACGGTCAGCGTGACGGTGATGCCCCTCATACGTTGACCACCTCCGGCGCCAGCTCCTGCACGGGAGACCAGCTGCCGACCTTGTCACCGCAGCCGAGCAGTTTCCGCTCCGTTTTGCCGATGTACAGCTCGCCGGCCGCGCCGCCGGTGCCCATGGTCCACGACTGGGAATAACCAAGGCCGCTCATCGAACCCTGCGATGCGCCCATGGGGACGCCGCTGTCGCCTCCGTCACCGAGGGCACGGATGACCATCCGGCAGCTGCAAACCTTCTTTGCGTTGGCCGCCGCGCTGATATTGTAGACGTCGATCAGGACTGCCGCGTCTTCCAGCAGCTTGCCGCAGATGGCCTGCTCGCTGCTTGACATGGTCCGGCTCATGCGGTCCTGGACGTCCTGGACCGTGGCATAAGTCGTTGCGGGCATAAGATCACTTCGCTTTCGTGGTTTTCTTCGCAGCCGGTTTAGCCGCCGGCTTCTCGGCCTGCTTCGGCGTGCTGGAACGAGCGGGGAGGCGAAAACCCCTCCCCAGATACTCGTCCAGTCGTGACTCATGCACGAACGTCTCCCCGCCGTCGGGACGGATCAGCGGGATCATGTCAGGCGCTCGGCGTGGCGCCGGTCAGGAGATTGAAGCACGCAGTGTCAGCGCGGAATCCGAGCTCGATCTCGGCGCGGACGGCGAACATGTTGTGCTCCCAGAGGTTGACCTGCTGGCTGTTGATGGTGAGGCCGGTCTGATCGGCGAAACGGATCTGCACGCCTTCGACCGTGCCGTACATGGCCTGGCTCCAGTCACCGGCGACACCAACGATGGCGGGAGTGCCCGCGGAGGAATCCGCAGCGGCCTGACCGGCCTTGTAGATGCCGCGGCTCTCGACAGTCTGAGCGCCGAGGATGCGGTTGACGCCGCCCTCAGAAGCGGATGGAATGAAGATCGGGCGTCCGGTGGTATCGGTGGAAGCCAGCAGCAGGCCGATGCCGGCCGGGCTCATGGCGAAGCCGTTCAGAGCGCCGCCCGCGGTCGCGATGTCAGTGTAGGCGGCAGCGAGGTTGCCGTAAACGGTCTCGCCAGCGCCGGGGACCAGCTTCTGTGCGGTGCAGAGCGCAAAGTTGTCGAAATTCTCGCCGGGCTTTGCGACAGCGCCGACCACGGTCTGATCGAACTTCTGAGCCAGCGCGAGAGGCAGGCGGGCGACGAGAGCGTCGTAAAGGCCGGCGGCGTCGCGACGGAACTCGTCAGAGAAGGGAACGATGACGGCCAGCTTGTAAGCCTGCATCAGCTTGGTGGACAGGCCGGGACTGCTGACGGCCTTGGCGCCGGTTTCGGCGACCCACGCCGCAGACGGATCGGAGGTGATCACGGGGATCTGAACGCCGCGTCCGGGCAGGGGAATCTGACGGGCCAGCTGCATGACAGCAGAGGCCTGCTGGGTCTTCTGGAGGATCTCCTGGCTGACTTCTGCCGGGAGGGTGATGTTGGTACGATTGGTGGAAATGCCGCTCATGTTGTAAGCTCCTTTCGATTGTTAAAGGTTGTCTTTCGCCCAGTCTGCGAACTTATCGCGGGTCGTGGGCTTGATTGCGTTCCCGATCTCGCCGCCGTCCGGCAGATGCGGATAAGCGGCTGAGGTCTTGGCGAATGAGAGAATGGCGTCGGCCTGAGCATTGCAGGCGTCCTCCGTTTCCCCGGTCAGAAGGCTCGCGGGGATCTTCTTTTCGGTGCTGACCTTCTCGCGCATCAATCTGAGCGCCTCGGCCTTCTTCATGCTGTCGAGTTCGCCCTGAAGGGCCTTGATGGCTGCGGACGCTTCCTTGAGTGCGTCCTGCGGCTCTGCGGCCTTCTCCTTGAGCTTCGCAAGCTCGGCCTGCGCGGCCGTGAGCTGGCCCTTGAGGCCGTCAAGGTCGCCCTTCGCGCCGTTGATGTCGGCGCCGTTGATGCCCATGAGTTTATCGATCTGTTCCTTCGTCGCTTCCGGGAAGATCTCGGTGATCTGTTCGCGTTTCATGCTCAGTCCTTTCTTTCGGCTACGCTTTTATACGGGGTCGCATCCCTTGCCGCTGCGCTTTTACGATGCGCTATCGAGATATATCCGTGTGTTTGAAACACATGAGATAACTAAGTCACATACTGTACTTTGCCTTTGACGGCCTGTCTAAGCTCCTCTACGAGCTCTTCGTCGTCCCACCAGTAAGCTCTGGCAATGTGGCCACGCCATGGATGGAGGATGCTGCCGCCGACGATGTAGTCGACATGGTCCACGAGATTCGGCTTGAGGTTTTCAACAGTCTCGCGTCCATGCCGGTCTATCAAAAAGTTTCTGAAAACGGAGTCGTCCATCTTTCCGGATTGCACCCAGAGAAGATACAGCGTGTGCGATTTCCCGTCCGTCTCTAGCCACTCGGCACACTCGCGGGCGTAGCTGTCAGGGATCCGGACGCACTGGAATGAATGCCAGGCGTCTTCTACGCTCACCACGCCGGTCTGAAACGGGTCGTCCGTGAATTTCTCATTGGCGAAGCCGTAGACCACGCCGCGGTCGTGCTGCCGGCAGCGCTCCACGAAATCCCGGCAGAGGAGAACGTCGTCCTGGATGTGCCAGGTCCCGCCGTCGCCCTTGCAGCTGGCGAAGGCCGTCATACAGGCTCGAAGGTTGCCGAGCCCTTTGGAGTCACAAAACACTTCGATCTCGTCAGCGCCCTGCCGCTCCAGCTCCGGGATGAGGAATCCGTTGACGTACCACATCCGTATCGGGCACGCGTGGATCATCACTTTCATGGATTTACCTCCCATCCGCAGGGCTCCGGAAACCGGCTGCGGATATATTCGCCGATCTCTCCGTTAGCGAAGCTGTCCTCCGTAGTGCTGACGAAGGTCTGATCTTTGACCCAGTCGATGAATCCGTATGCGAATTTGACCAGGACGTCGCATCCGACCACGCCGCCTATGCTGTAAAAGTTGCCGTACAAGGACCTGGTGAAAAGGATGGTCCGGAAGCGGTCCATTACGTCCAGCATCTTCCGCCGGTTGATGAGCATCGGCTTGTGCACCTCGTAATTGAGGCAGCCCATGCCCTCCCGCCTGAAGAGATCCTCCAGGATCTCCAGCTGATCGGTCCAGTACCTGACGCTGGCGTCGTCGCTCCGGACCTCCCGGATGACCTCTGAGATCGTCTTGTTGAACATCTGCGGCATATCCTCCGAGGCAGGCTGCATCACGAAGAAATCGTCGTTGAAAAACCAAAAGTCCTCCGTGATCTCGTCCGTCTGACAGATGATCTTCATGAGCCGATGCGTGTTTTCCCATTTGCCCGGAAGGATCATTTCCACCGGAACGAAGCGGTCCGGCGCGATGCCGTCCGGGCAACCGCCGAAGATCCAGACGTCGCCGTGCGGCCCCCAGTTTTTCTCGATGGACCGCAGGGAGTATCGCAGCTCCTCATTCGGCGCGGAATCTTTGACCATGTAGACCAGATCATACTTGCCGCGCATCAGGCGCCTCCCTTGTGGTAGTAGCAATAGCCTCGCCCGGTGTCGCAGAGGACCTCGAAACCGGGATACCGCTCCGCGAAGATCCCGGCCGTCAGGTCACTCTGAACGTGGACCTCGTAGGGATTGCCATATATCGGCCCCTGTTCGTAGAGGAAGGGGACCGCTACGATCATGTCTTTGCACCGTGGCCACGCATAAGCCAGCACGGCCTGCGCGTCCTCCACGCTCATATGCTCGATGACATCGCCGAAGATGATCAGGTCATAATGCTCATACTCGAAGTCGCGGATATCGGCCTCGAAGATCTTCCGATATCCCTTGCCCCGCAGCTTCATCACGTTCGGCCAGAAGGCCTCGACGGCGTCCATCTCCGGGTACTGCGGGAGCAGCCGCCTCCAGTAGCCGTCACAGGCCCCCACGTCGAGGATCTCCGTGCCGGCGGGGAAGGTGGCCAGCACCCAGCCGCAGACGCGGTCCTTGCCGTAGCCGTAAGAACTCATACACGGGTCTCCTCAGCCGCCGAGCTGTTCAGCTCCTGGCGCTTCTCATAGGCCGAGCGTTTCTGCTCGTTGATCTCTTCTTTGTTTTCGGCGTAAAACTCGCGCCGCATGGCGTTGATCTTGTCCTTCGGCGTCCTGCCGTCAGCGTCTTCGTACATTGCGCGGTATTTGTCCGGATCGTAGCCCTTCACCGTCGTGTTGCTGTCAAACCGGATCGCGTATACGCAGTCGCAATTCGAATGAATATGCTCCGCGTGACCGCCCTTTATTGCCGCCTTGCTGGCCCTCTGCCAGCCGCGTGATGCCAGTGTGATGCAGAACGCGCAAGTCTCGCCAGCGGGTATCCAGGCGAACTCAGCGCCGTCCCGCAGCGCGTTCTGGAGCGTGGTGTCAGCGCCCGTCTGCTTGACGAGCCGTCCGATGGCGTTGGCCATCATGTTCTCGTTCTGGCTTTGGTTGGCCACGCCCTGCACCGTCTTTGCCACCTGATGATAACTCGGCGTCGCAGCCGGGATCGCCGGGTCGAAGATTTGTCCGCTCAGCTCGGCAACCGCGTCGTACATCTGAGCCGCGAGCGATGCCGCGCCTTCGCCATATTTGGTCGCGAGACCATAGGCATAGTCGATCATCGCGTCGATGTCCATGTAGCCGTATTTCTGGATATAGCCCTTCATCGCGTCGGCTGCGGCCTGATTCAGCGCGGACATTTTTTTCATGTACGCCTGCATCGCCTTGGCGCTGATCGTTCGCATTAGCTCACCTCAAGTGACTCCACGACCGCGAGCCCTCTGGCCCGGACCTCCTGTCCTTTGATCCGGCGGATATCCGCCTGCGAGAAACCGATCATTTCGAGGAAGGTGTCGGTCTGGGCGAAGGCCGGGCGGCTAGTCGCGATCTTGATGGCCGCGTCGGCAGTCACCGCGACGCTCGGCATGGCCGGGTTGCGGAAGTGCGCGACCACGCTCTTCTGCTCGTCCGTCAGATTCTCTACGGTCGTGTCGTTGGCCACGGCCAGCGCCATGAGCGCGATGGTCCGGAGGCTGTCGCCGTTGCCGACATTCAGCTGCTCCGCCATGCCGACCAGCGTCTGAGACTGCGCGAGGATCGCGTCGGAGCTCGTCGGGTTGGCGTCATTCACGACGCCCGTGTCGGTGACGGTCAGCCCCGTGGCCGCGGAGAACTGCGTGGCCAGCACCCGAATCATCTCAACATGAGGCTGGAGGCTGCCCTGCGTCAGCTGCCCGAAGGTCGGTTTCTCGCCGGTCTCCGGATTAGTCGTCGCGGCGATAAGACTTCCGACGTACTGCTTAAACTTCTGATTGATCAGCACATCGTACTGATCGTCCGTGACGCCAAGCAGATATTTCTGCGGGCTTGTGGCGAACTCCAGACCAATGGAGGCATTCGCGATGGTCCTGACATAACCATCGATCAAACGCCTCACCGGCTCCTTGATGCGCGACCGTCCGAAGGGCTTGTCGCTCGTCGCGTTCCAGATGAGCGGCTCCATCAGAGGCCTGCCCATGCGCTGCGGGTATCTGTAAGCCGTCCACTGACTGTCAACGCGCTGGAGCGCCCATACGTCCGTGTCGGTGTAGAAATAGATCAGCGACGGGCTCCACAGCGTGTCATTGTCCGGAGCGGTGTCGATAATCGCGAAGCCGCAGGAGATCCGGCCCTTGTCGCCGTCCCAGAGCGCCGCGCTCGTCCGCGGGGAATGGAACCGGATCTTGCAACCGATGTCCGGATCCGCGCTGAGCGTCGCGAAGGTGCAGCCGTATTTCAGCTCGTCGCGGGCCGCTTTGTTATATTCGGCCACGAGCTTGTTTGACCGGACCAGAGCCTCAAGCTCCGGAATGTCCTCACCGTTCTCGCCGACAAAGCCGTCGAACATGGATCGCCCCGCCAGAACATCAACGGTTTTTGCGCCCCAAGCGCAGCCGATCTCCAGCCGCGCCAGCCCATCCGGTAGAGCAATGCCGAGGTTGACGCTGTTCAGCGAGATCTTGCCCTCGTAGTAGCGGTTCTTCTGCTCGTTCTTCCCCTGATGGGCCGTGAAGACGTTCACCAGCTTCATGAGCTGAGCGTATTCAAAAGCAGGAAGCCCGACCACATTGGTCGGGTTAATGAAATTAATCATCCGATTCTCATCCTCCTTGTGGGATCTCGTCTGCTGGTTTTTGCTCCCCAGAGCGCAAGGGCCGCGGCCTCGACCGGGATAGAATTCTCACCGCCGAAGCCCCAGCCGCCGCCAATGGGCCGCTTGACCGCCGTGATCGCGCTGTCGCGCAGGGCTTCCTGCCCGGAGAACCATGTCACCGTTTGGCTGCCGAGCGCATCGCAGAGCGTGCCGGCTGCACCGATCACGTCCTTTGCATTAGGCCTGATCACGCTGTTCTTTGCCCGCCAGGTGTCCGCGATCTTATCGACCAGGACATCGGCTCCGTTCTTTCCGTCGATTACCACGCAGCTGGCCTTGCCGTTTCTGTCATTGAGCCAGTCAGCGAGCCATTGCGTCCCGCGGCCCGTTGACTTGCGCTCGATCAGGGAGATCCGAGCCGGGCCGTCCTTAGGAATGACCGCGCCGCACAGACAGACCTCGCTGCCGTCGGCGCTGTATTTGATGCCGTAGGCCGTCTTTCCTTCTGGCTTTTCTGCGTCGCTGCGGCAGCCGTCCCAGATCTCCGCGGGGATCGCATAATCAAGCTGATGCGTCCGAATCGGGGACCACCAGCCGAGCCGCTCGCGGGCGAAGCCGTCAAGACTCATCGTTTCGTATTCGTTGGCCACCGTTTTCTCCGCGATCCGGTAGCCCATCGCTGGATTCGTTTTGTATGCCAGCTCTATGGCCTTGGTCTTGGAAGAGATGTCGGCGGTGATATCTTTCGACTCAATGCCCCATTCGATCCACCAGGCGCTGTCATTCTCGCCGCTGTGCGCGGCCGTGTGCATATCGCGGAAGACCGTCCCCCGACAGGTCGGCCCCGGCGGCGTCCCGATGAATATCTGCTGCGGGAGCTTTTCCCGGTCTTTAACATCAGAGGCCGCAGAAATGACGGGGAGCATAGCCTCCTGCTGGTCTGCCGTCAATTCCTGGGCCTCATCAATCACTATTACCGAGTATGTGCCGCCGCGGGAGCCGCTGTTTGTCCTGGTTGCGAACTCAATGCAGCCGCCCTTGTGAATGGATCCGTACTCATCTCGCCAGTCTTTGAAATATATTCCCTCGTATCCTCTGGCGTGGCTGATCGTTTTTACATCGTTCGCAAAGTCCGGAAAGCGTTCCGGGCTTTCAAACAGATTGCAGAGCTCCTTGAACATCTTGTTCGTGGTCGTGCTATGATGTGCCGAATAAAGCACTTCACGATGCTCGAAGACGCTCATATATACGGCGTAAAACCTCGCCCCGTAGCTTTTCCCGTTCTGCCTTGGCTTAGAGATCCCAATGGTCATGGCCGCCGGCGAGCCGTCTCTCCGTCTGGCGAGCATCAGCTCCATCTCATATGCTTGGCACGGGTAGAAGGTCGCGCCCGCGTCCTCCTTGAACATCTCGATTACTTCCTCGCTCATGGAGTAGGCATATTTTCCAATTGCGGTGAAGGTCGGGATTTGGTTACCCGTTTTCATGTTTCCGTTTCAGCTTGTCGTGCTTCGACGCGACCGGCTTCTCATCCGGCAGCGCCTCGATCTCGGCCATGACCTCCATCAGGCGCTTAGAATTGGACGCCATATCGCGCCCGCTGTCGCAGTTTTGTATCGTTTCGGCCAGCTTGTCGCGTAGTGCGATGAGGGTGGCCCGTTTGTCTCCGCTCTTCGCGGCATCAACTAAGTCCATTAGACCGCCTCCTCACTTACATACCGCCATACTGAGCCGTACGCCGTTTTTCTTTTCCCGCACAATGCCATATGCATCGTTCCGGTACTTGCGTTTGCTCCTATAGCCGCACACGCATCGGTAATCGAACGATATTCTTGAACAACATTCCCTTCCAAATCGTACTGTATTATCGGTTTAGACTTTGGGTTTGTATAAGTCGTTATGCGCTTTATTTTTGCATCAACTTCATGTTCGTCCCCGTCATACACCCAAACATATCCGTAAGCAGTTTTTGTTCGGCCTTTTATACAAGCACAAATATTTGCGTGATTTGCGTTAAGCGCTCGAGCTGCATCGGCAATTGAATCATATCGGGTTACAAACGTTCCACTCGTTGAATACTGAAGCACACTTTTTGCCCGTGGGTTATTAGCCCCAGTCATACTCTGGCGATATGCCGGATCGCTTCGCTTTTTTGTTAATATCTCGGATAACTTTTTGCGGTATTCCGGATTAGAACCTCTCGCTTTCGCCGACTCTATAGCCCGCCTTCTGAAGCCATCATTTTCCCATTTTTTCTTTTGCGCTTCAGATGCCATTTGCTTGGCTTCCGGAGCCTCGTAATACTTTTTGAGCGATTGCGATATTCTTTCTCTCCTCGCAGGATTTTTCATAGCGCGATCAAAGGCGAGTTTGTTTTCTCCACGAAACTTGAATCCCTTTTCGCCTCCGGTCGTTTTGTTATATCCATATCTCGCATCATCAGACTGATACAAGCAAATTAATAGCTGCTCATAAGCAGACGCCTGATCAACAGTAAGCCCTTCTAAGAGCACTTCATGCTGAATGTTTTCCCATCCATATTTCTGAATGGCGTTGCTAAAATGCTTATTGCTTGCATATCCATTTCCGTTTGCCCATCTACTCACTGGCTTTTTGCCGGTGATGCCAATATAAACTTTCCCGCTCGGTGTCGTGTGCTTATAAACGCAGTAATTTTTTTCCATGATTATCGCCTCCATAATCCGCCTGGTAAAAGGCCACAGAAACGCCCAGGCACGACGCTTTCGGGAGCTACCCTATCTGTGGCCATGTGTTCACTTGTCATTGGCCGCCCTGTGGAAAATCGTTTTCACTCCGCTCGGCGCT